CCTGTGACTACAGCATCTGGATCAACATCAACAGTGCCAACGGCACCCGTTCCTGCCACACCTGTAACAGAAACATCAACCCCAGATCCCTCAACAACGGCTACTGAACCTGCCGCACCAGTGCTTGTAACACCTGTGGGCAGTACAGTTATACCTAGATCGACATTTACAGTGCCAATAGCACCTGTAGCAGATACCCCTGTGATAGAGACATCAACTCCAGTGCCTTCAACAACAGAAACTGAACCAGCAGAGCCTGTACCGGCAACGCCTGTTACAGAGACATTCGCATCAGCGCCAACAGTAACTGTACCGACAGCACCTGTGGCAGATACGCCTGTAACAGATACGGCAACGCCAGCCCCCTCAACAACTGTGACGGAGCCAATTGCACCCGTTCCTGCGGTGCCTGTGACTTCGACAGGTAGGGGAGATCCCCACGCGCCTTCACCCCAACCACCACGGCCCCAGCCGTTGATGTTAGCCATGTACTATCCGCTATGCGATACGGATAATCGCGTTAGACGCATCCGCTGTTGGGAACTGAATCGTAAAGTCACCTGAACTAGATGTCTTATCGCCACCAAAATCTAACGCACATACAGCAGGGTCGCCTGACGCGCTGTCATTAAAAATAAGTGCGCCCCTTGCAGTAATACTGCTTGAGCTAAACGTAAGGTCAGCGAAGTCCGTAAAAGCGGTAGTGCTAGACGTTGTTGGGTTTACATTTGTCAGAGAAGCGCCTTTAGCGGTGTATCCCGTTCCAGATATTTCGTTAGATGTCGTGTATGCGGTAGTACCTGCGCCTAAAGAAGCACTGCTTGTATAAAGCGCCAAGTTAAAGGTGTTGCCACCACTAGCCAGAAAATTGTGCTTGGCTTCCATAAGCTCTTGCTTGAAAGACGTACACATTGCAGTCGTAATAGCCATTATAGACTCCTAATTATGTCTGCCATGTCTTTATGGCCTTGACGTTCAAATTCAGCGATCAAAGTAGTTCTATCACTTTTAATTGCCTCTTGTATGCAGTGTAGTGCCGTAGCCCTAACCGCCTCTTTAAATGCTTGCGCTTGCTGCGCTATTGCAGGGTGGCAACTGCTACCTACGCTTACAATACGGTCTGCCGCAGATTGCGCCCAGAACGCAGGATCATGTCCTTTATCTGTAGTCGTTGTTACAAATACTTCGCCTATCTCCATCTGCGGAGCTTGTACTAACATTCAATCACCTATTGAACTGGAAGGGCAGCTTGCCCAGAGCGGTACGTGTCAGAGCGTAGCTTACCATCGCCCAGAATCTTGAGCAGTGACATGGCGGATATATACATCTTCTCATATAGCGCAATCATATCAGGTTCGCCCTTCATAAAGCGTATAGCCTCTACCAAGGTACCGTTTAGCAACGCAGAGTCAAACTCTTCTCCGAGCCACGTAGTACCTGCGGTGACTATGGACTCTGGGTAGTACCCGTAATGTAACTCCGCACTATACGCAGCGTCGGGAGTAGGCCCAAGAATAAACACATCATCGTTAAATATGGCGTAGTGCTTAGGCAGTCCGGTAGCTGTAGCTGTTGGGTACGCCTCACGTATAAAATTAACGTCTTTACTTAGCAGGAAGGTGTAGTTACCACTACCATCTATGACCGCCAAGCTGTAAACGTACAGAAAATCACTAGGGACAGATAAATATACATTGCTAGTGGTCATAGAACCTGTCACGTTTTTACGTAACGCGGGTATCTGCACAGCGTTGTATATCTTCTGTTCCGCCTGTTCTGTGAACATAGCAAGCTGGTCATCCGTAAAAGAAGTTTCACAGATGTCCTGAACATTTGTTTTTAGCTCGGTGTAGTTCATATCTTACGCCATAGGGCCACGGGCCATCGTACCTTTCGTTGCAGCGCCCACGCCACGTACCTTGATACCGGTGGTTTTGACACCTTTCATATCAGGCTTTGGAGCGTCTTTAACTTCTACTGGTGTAGGCCAACCTACTGTCTTAACTACTTTTGGTGCTTTCATATCACGACTCTAAGTTGTGGTTACTGTTACTGTTCCTACCTGACCTGTTGCGACTAAGTCGTTAGGAGTAAGGTTGTAAGGGTCATCCCCCACACCCACGGGGTTCCAACCCCACTGTATCTGTCTACTGCTATTGGCCCCAGCTTCTCCCAGACTTCTGTCAGGTCTTGGGTCTCTAATAGCCTGCGGGTCATCTACTGGAAACTCACCCAGTTTTAGCTGTGGCTGATCTGGGTTCCAGCATGAAGGGCACGCCTTTAGGTTTGTGTTCTGCCCTTTACGTATTAAGTTCTTTAGCTCTCGTAGCTTATACTGAAATCCGCAAATATCACATTCGGCAATAGCTTTTTGTGCTGATGCAAAACGATTCGACATTGTTACGCTCTACCGATACGGGGTACAAAGCGTGCGGATGTCTTCTCTCTATCTTCTCCCGCTGCCAACCCAAACTGCTCTTCGTAAGCGTCTTTCAGCATAGGGACTCGTGGCATAAGCTCTGGCTCTTTCATAGCAATGTAATAGGCAAGGCCCGCTACCAGACAAGGAAAGAACCTGAAGTTCATATCTGCGGTGTTCACACCCGTCCCTGCATCTTCTATACGCCGCATGCGCCAGTAGTAGAAAATGTAGTCGTTATTGTCTGGAACGGGCCATACGTTGATTTTGGGGGCATCTCGCAGGCGTTCTACGAATACTTGAATTGGCCTACCTTGGGTTAACTTGTTAGGTATAGAAGCATACGTGCTAACGCTGATGCGGCTTATAGTTAAATCTGACTGCGTAGCTACATTGCCGCTACCCGTACGGATCTGCTGTTCTAGCAAGTCTATGGTGTCAGCAGGTAGCGTGTACTCAGAAGTACCTTGCGTAAGGCTCAACGTGCCTTCGTCAATCGTCCACATGTTGATACCACGGTTCTGCCACTCAATGGTCATCAGGTTCATAGAGCGTCTGGCAGTGCGTAGGTCATACCCAGAACGCATTTCACGACCAGCACGCTCCCACGCCTCTTCAGCGATCTCCGTGAAGTCCATATCAAATGCAGTTGTTCCAGATGTAGCCATTGTCTGTTCCTATACGTACAGGGTCTTTTTACGCCTGTTATTCATTACTGCACCACAGCCTCTGTGGTTTGCGCGTATCTGACCACCGGCCTTTGCCATTCTAACCTTGGCTTTAGGAGTGTTGGACACCACCTGCTGCCCTCTAGCACCGGCCTTTTTCTTCTTACGTGCCGTAGTAGCGCGTTCAGACTGGCTCAGTGACTGTGCCTTAGCTTTGGGTAAGCAACGATCTGGGTTCTTCTTGTTCTTCGACGTGCCGCATTCACCTTTGATCTTGCCGTCGGTGCCGATACGAACCCACTGCTGGTCACGCCATTTCTTCAAATCACCCATTACTTACTCTTCTTTTTCTTCTTGCTGCCCTTAGCGTAATTAGGGTCTTTGCAATACTTAGAAGCTGCCATATTTGCATAAGCAGACGGGTACGTGTCGAAGGTGCGTTTGGCCCAAGCCTTTCCCTTCGCACATATCTTTCCGCCTGACTTATAGTAACGTCTCATCGAATCTTCGCTGGACGTACGCCCTTACGAGCAATGCCTGCGCCACGAACTTTACCACCAGCTTTGTAGCCCTTGGTCTTCATAGCGCCACCTTTGGCGTAACCTTTAGACTTTGTCATGCCACCTTTAGACATGAAGCCCATCTTGTTGCGGACTTCCTGCGGCAGCTTCTTAAGACCTTCGTTATCTTCTGGCGTTTTTTTAAGGGGGCCACCGCCAGCTTTGTAGCCCTTAGTCTTCATAGCGCCACCTTTGGCATAGCCCTTAGACTTCATCATGCCGCCACCCATAGCTTTCTTAACTTTTCCGGGCTTACCACTAGCTTTAGGTGGACGCTTACCCTCTTTATCCATGAAGTTTAGGTACTGGCGCAGAGTCATGCCTGTTTCTTTTAGCTGTTCACGAGTTACGTTAGCACGCTTGTCTCGACCTTCACCGACATTGCGTCCGCCTTTACCAGTCACCGTGCCGCGTAATGGGCGAGGTGGCTTCTTTGCCATTGGCTTTGCAGTGGCATCTGCTTTAGGTGGGCGGGGCGCAGTTGTAGGCTCTTTTTGAGGCTTTGCAGGGCGCGTAGGCTTCGGTGTAGCCGCATTAGCCAAGCTGGTAGCAGAAGGGCGCTTAGGCATCGGGCGGTCTTTCTTGACCATAGCCATATTAGCTGCACGTTCCGCGTCCATAGGAGCCTGTTGCTTGTTACGTTGCCCGCCAACAGCCGTCTTGCTAGCTGTACGACCCCTACGCGCTTTAGACTCACTACGCATCTGCGCGGCTCTCGCACGTTTCTTCGCTTCTTCAGCTTTCCTCTGGGTCATTGTCATAGGCTTATCATCGTCTTTCTTCTTACTGCTAAACAAACCACCTAAAAACATCTTCTTCGGCTTCATAACTTACTCCGCATACAAATTATCAAACACTTGATTCACGTCCAACGTGTAGTCCAGATCAGACTTGCTGTAGTGAACGTGTTGAGAAGGCTTAAAGTCTGGTGCCCCCTCTCCTGTTTCAAACCAAGCGGGATGTGTCACCCGCACCCTATTGTTTGGTAGAGCTACGATGTTACCCGTATATGGGCCAGCATCTAGCAGCTCCATCACATGACTCTGCTTGTGTTGTGCAGGGTCATCTGCAATCTCGTTGTTCGTATAGTCCACTGTGAACATATACTTCGCGGGGTACATCTCCCCGTCTATCTTAGCCATCCAAGGGCACGGTGTGGCTCTGTCGAGCGTGTATACCGCATGATCCCTAGACGAACAGTCCCAAGGCTGCGCGGCCCATACAGGCATTGGTTCAGGCCATTCCTCGAACGGAGTATCCCCCACCAACGCTGTAATCGGCATACGTGCCCACATAGCGCCACCGTGTACGTTAGGCTCGTCGTCCTCATCGTACGTCTCAGCCCCAGTAAATATCACTTGGAAACTGAGGCATCTGGTCGGCATTGTCGTAACAGCGATAGCCATAGCGTGAATAAACTCGCCGTGGTACTTCTCATGGTTATGGGTATATTCCTTCCGCACCCAACACTTGAAGTACGGAATGTTGCTCTGTAGGTACGCCACTTAGCAATTCCACTTCCGTAAGCTCTTGTTTATACGGCTGTTTGGATCATTCGCCGTCTTAGAGCTAGTGTTACGTTTTTTCATACCTTTCATGCGTGCACAGAACGACTTACGTCGTTTAGCGGCCTTAGAACCTTTCTTGAGCTTGCTAGGCTTAGTCGTTACGGCAGTCTTCAGCTTACTTCCGGGGTTCTCCCTGTTGTAACTTTCCACGCCTTTTTGATTAAGCCCACCAGACTCGCTCTTGCCTTCCTTGCGCGTCCAAGCAGCGGTACGTCGCCGTCCTCTGGATGAGGCTGGAGAAGTTGGCCCGCCACTCTTAAAAGACGCACATGGAGACTTCTTGTAGTAACTACGCATGTTAGCTGTAGAACACCGTCACTGCGGTCAGATTGGTAAACGCACTGACGTACACATCGCTCTCAAAACGAATGCCGTAGTCTGGAATGTTTACCGAATGAGTAGCCCCAGTGCTGAAGTCTAAGTCCAGCAAAGTAGAGCCACCGTTACCGTCAGTAATAGTAAGTCTAGGAGACCCTGAACCAGCCGTTAACACCTGTACCTGACGTACTCGTGCTGGGCCAACCGCTAAGGAGCCTGTGCCTGCAATGCGTTTAGTCTGAATATCAGAACTAGGCATAAACGCCTCCTATTAGCTAAGAGCCGCGCCTACAGCAGTTACCCAAGCAGCGCCAGTGCTGATCACGATGCAGTATTCATCGTTGCCAGAGCCATTGTCAGAAACCATGTATACGGTTCCAGCAACAACGCTAGTCGCGGCAGGAAGATTTGCGGTGGTAACAACAGGGATTTGAAAGCCATTGTCCGAGCGGACAGGGCCGGAAAAAGTAGTCTTAGCCATTATAAGCACCTCTTACGAAAGGATTAACCCTAGTGTCTTCGTAACGTCCGCTGAGTCGGTCGCTAAAACTAATTTGTCTCAGTTCATACAGTCTAGATCAAATTTGAGATAAAAAAAAGGTGGTCAAACGACCACCTTTCTCTTTGTTTCACATGAAACATTAAGCGCCTTGTGAACCAAATACACAGCGAGGGTTGCTGTAGCCAAAGCTGTAACGAGCTCGAGCCTTATAGCGAACATTGCCGGTATCGAAATCGCCTTCCATAGAAGTAGAAATCGGGCTTCTTTCAAAGT